AAATGGGTACTTTTTTGAACACGTTATGCACCTGCCGTATAGTGGAGACCCGGTAGTTCTAATACAGTCTCGTGTGCGTATATATTTGCTGAATGCTGGCCACAACCAATTCACCCAGTCAGTCTTGGTGAAATCATCCTTTGTTTTTCTCGTTCGTTTTTTCTTTGTTGCTGCCACGTCTATCCTCCAATAGCCATATCAGACTGTGATTGTGCTGCCCCCATTTGGGCCTGCTGATTAAAGTCCTGTGACGGACTATTCACTGGAACATTAGACGGCAACGCACCATTCTGCATTACGCCAGCCATTCCACCGCCGCCGCCGCCTGACTGTTTGCCAGCCTTGCCAGGATCGAGACCGGCCTGTTCTGCCACCATTTTCAGTCTTGCCTGGAACGTGGGGTCGTCAAACACCTCGTTCATAAGATCGGCAATGCCAAGTTCCTCTGCCGCCTGCATGAGATACCTTGGCAAATTAAACGGAACCCCCATTTGCTGCATCATCATCGCAGCATTGACTCCAGCCGGTATGGTCTGCACCGTGAACTTCTCAAGTGCGACACGCCTGGTCTCTGGATCAAGTGCTTGCATTGACCGGCGTTTCATTGTAAACATCAGGTCCAAGAAGTCACCACGAACCTCTTCTGGTGTGAGTACGACTTGTCTCGCTTGTTTGCCAGTTTCTCTAATGACTATCGGTGACTTCAGGAACGGGTCATAATGTATAAACCATGCCTGATCCCTGCTGACCCCAGACTGCACATCGTAGATCATCCCGCGTGCGTCTTCTTGCGTAATTGAGGCATTCGTTTGTAATGTCTTAACGGCAGTAGCTGTCTTTGAGCCACCACCAGTTTTCATGCCACCCATCTGGTCTATGCCACCACTGACATAATTAAACCAGAACTGCAACTGTTGCGTCATCTTCTCATTTTCAGGATTGCCACCGCCGAATGATACGGTCTTCACGCCATCGGGATCGGCAGTTCTAATTGACTGGCCGTCATAAGCGTCGGCAACTTCGTCAGCAACGTCTTCCATACCGGGTTTATACAACAACACATCCTTCTGGTTATCAGCCTGGTCCATGAGTTTCTTAAATAACCCATTAGCCATAGAGTTAAGATCACGCCAGATTGAAACTGGTGCCACCGGGAAAGGATTGTCTGGCACAGGCGGCGTGATAGAACCGAAACGATAAGGCCCAGTATCGGGACCATAATAATCTTGTACTTTAAGAAAATCGTCAAAAGAACTTTGTCTTGGATCGGGGACATAAACTACAGCTTTAGCTTCAGGAAAGTACACCTCTGCCACGCGAACGTAGTCTTGTGCCTCAATCATCTCAAGAGTTTCTGATGGTTTTCTTGTCAAACGTGATGCCTTCTTACTATCACCTATTCCACCGTCCCACGCAGAAGGAAGTTTATTTACTAATTCCTTGTCCCAACCACCAGCATCAAGCAAGTCCTGTCGCCTCACTGTAGTGAGATGGCCAGTTAAAGTTGAGTTCTTTAGTGAGGTGCAATACGGGTCAAGGAAAAAATCATCAATGCTTATCAGGTCGGTATAAAGCTGGCCCTGACTAAATGAACTATCATATCCATCAGGAATCAACAGTCCATCTGCGTAGATTGACGTTTTGAAAATAGCCAGGCCACATAGTATCATATCAACAACAGCAGCCCTCATTATGTCCTTCATGCCAATCCTCTTATGAAGTTGGTTGAGAGCCTCGCCAAGCATGTGTGCATAGTCGAGTTGAGATAAGTATGGCGATCCAACCTTGTTAATTCCAGAATCCATTACCAGGTTTGGCACCCAGGTTCTAAGGGCTACAAACACTAAGTTAATGGGGTACTCACCAGTGTAACCCTTTGGATTTGTATAGTAGTCACCGACATAATCCCTCACTGCCGAAGCAGCAGCGTTGGCATAATTTTCCACGCGTTTGTGACCTTTTTTAACAAGTTGGCTCACATCTTTTGCACCGAGTTCAACTGGCATCTTTGCTCCTTATACGCGTTTAGTGTAATCGTAGTGTTTAGACCACGAGTTCTTGCTTTTTCTCTTCTTCGCTTTCTTCCAGTTATCAAACCTGCCACCCCAACTATTAAACGGAGTAACAACCTTAACCTGTTTAGCGTCCGACACTTCATCATCTTCCACAGTTAGTGCGTCAGCTATAACGTGGTCGCCGTGTAACTTCTTTTCAGCCTCTGTAGCTTCAACCAAATCAGCAGGGCCAACACCGCCGTTTTCATAGTATATATATTGCTTGGCTTGTTCTAAGCCAAACTTACCATGATTGATTATGCGTCCTGATTTCAACGCACGTTCATACGCCCTTAGCAAAAGTTCTTTACCTTCGCGGGTCATCTGGTATCCATACTTCTGCATATCACCCTTAGTGCCCTGTATCTTCTCAACTACAGCACCGAGTGTCTTACCAATGTAGTAGTGTGGGTACATATAAGTCTGAACAAGCAGTCGTCCTAAGTCCCATCCTGGCCCATTCTTTTCCCACTTGAGATATGGTGTTCGTTGGGGGTTCGCTCCACCACACCATAGAGATAAAGCAATAATGACTCTACTGAACTCATGTGGAGGGGTGTTGTTGCATACCCACTTGGCAATAATCTCACCAGTTTGCTTAGACTTAATTGAGACAACTGACTCAGATGCTCCTTGTCCTTTTGATGTATCAATACCAAAGATGTACGTGTGGCTCTGGTCCGGTCTTCCATTGATGAGTTCGACCCATACCTTGAGTTTTCCATCAGCGACCTTCTTTATATGATAACACTTTGTATCTTTCGCCGCAACCAGTTTTGCCACCTGGTCGTCAGCTATTCCCAATTTCAGATTTATGTTCCACTGTGACATGGGCGGTCTCGCGTGAAAAGCAATATGTTTATTGATCTCGCCCAACTCGAAGAACAAGTCGCCTGCCTCAAGGTCTATGGCATAGTATTCCTGGGCCACAGCCTTCTGGGTACATTCCTCAAGAACCTTCTCAATAAACGGAGAAGAAATTTTGTACGTCTTTGTAATCTCATCCTGCAAGACAAATCGTCCACGTCCTTTTTCTGGATGGTCCCAAAACATAAGTGGAAACACGTCTATCTTTCCACTGTTCTTCCAACGGCTAAATTCTGTGCCCGGCCCGGCTACTGTGGAGTTCACCAGTCTACACGGGCAAACGTCATACGTGGCTGTCCTGATGTCAGAGCCATTGTCAACCTTGGCAAACTCATCCAGGAACACAATGGCCGCTCGGTCAGCAGACATAGCATGTTTTGTTGTAGACTCACCGGCAATAGTGCTGTTGTTAATCTGGTTGTAGATACGCATTGACGTGCGATTGTCACGCCCCTTTGTCAGAACTCCAGGTGGTCGCATCCACTCCGGCAACCACGTGTTCAAATAGTCGTGTTTGTAAAACAGACTCTTGGCAATAGGACTATCAACATAGACTTCAGAACGTGAGATTTCTCGTATCTCGGTGTTCGGCCTAAACAACCACAGCCAATGTAAAAACATGATGCCACACCAAGAGGCACCCATATCACGAGACTTATCAACCAGACCTGGACGGCCTTCTTCAAAGTGGTCTTCAAACCATACGAAAAGATCGTCCTGTACAGACCACGTAATCATGGGCCAGTGTGTCTGTGTGGACGGCTTTCGACCTGAAGATTTGGTCAAGTCAACTTCAAATTCATGTTTTGTCCAGGCGAAGGTGTTGACCCAATAGAGACAACTTTTTCTACAAGCTGCCATGATGTCTGACTGTAGAACAACATCATGTTCTGCTGCTCTGATTATTCTTTCGCGGTACGCGAGGTTTTCATTATAGGTTTTGGGCACAGAGAGTCCCGTTTCGGGGCACATCCATATAGCCCTTTCAACTGGAAACGGCTCACTTAAAATTGGCAGTTCGGTGAATCCTGACCCAATCATAGTTTACCTTTCCTTTTTAACAACAGGAGGACCAGATTTCTTCCTCGATTTTCCAGCCTGGGCATTCAAGAACCCTTTACTGGCCTCAGAAATTCTGTCAGGGATAGAAACACTCCT